ATGTTGAAGTTATTCGCTAAGTACACATCGATCGGTGTTCTTAACACGCTTATTCATTGGGGCGTATTTGCTTTTTGTGTGTATGGGATGCATACGCATCAGGCGCTGGCGAACTTTTCCGGTTTTGTTATCGCCGTATCGTTCAGCTTCTATGCCAATGCGCGTTTCACCTTTAATGCCACCACCACCACGCTTCGCTACATGATGTATGTGGGATTCATGGGAACACTGAGCGCTGTTGTTGGCTGGATGGCTGACCAATGTTCCTTGCCACCATTGATTACCCTTATCACTTTCTCGGCAATTAGCCTGGTATGCGGCTTTATCTATTCCAGATTCATTGTTTTCAGGGATATAAGATGAAAATCTCTCTTGTCGTTCCAGTTTTTAACGAAGAAGACACGATACCGATTTTCTATAAAACGGTACGTGAGTTTAATGAGCTAAAAGAATATGAAATTGAGATCGTTTTTATTAATGATGGTAGTAAAGATGCGACTGAATCAATAATTAACAAAATAGCCGCATCTGATCCGCTCGTTATTCCGCTTTCGTTTACGCGAAACTTCGGTAAAGAACCTGCTCTTTTCGCGGGTCTCGACCATGCAACCGGAGATGCGGTCATTCCTATTGATGTCGATTTACAGGATCCGATAGAAGTTATCCCTCATCTCATTGAGAAGTGGCAGGCTGGCGCGGATATGGTGCTGGCTAAGCGCTCAGACCGCTCAACTGATGGGAGGTTGAAGCGTAAGACAGCTGAGTGGTTTTATAAGCTGCACAATAAAATCAGCAATCCAAAAATCGAAGAAAATGTTGGCGACTTTCGGTTAATGAGCCGTGCGGTTGTCGAGAACATCAAACAAATGCCAGAACGCAACTTGTTTATGAAGGGTGTGCTCAGTTGGGTTGGCGGAAAAACGGATGTTGTTAAATATGCCCGTGCCGAACGCGTGGCCGGTGATTCGAAATTCAACGGCTGGAAATTATGGAACCTGGCGCTGGAGGGAATAACTTCTTTCTCAACATTTCCGCTCCGCATATGGACTTACATTGGATTGTTTATTGCAGGTATGTCATTCCTTTACGGTGCATGGATGATTATTGATAAATTAATATTTGGAAATAATGTTCCTGGCTACCCGTCTCTTCTTGTTTCTGTTCTTTTCCTGGGTGGCGTTCAATTGATAGGAATAGGTATTCTTGGAGAATATATTGGTAGAATTTACATAGAAACCAAACAGCGGCCTAAATACATATTAAAGCGTAAGGGTTTTAAAAGTGAAATTTAATAGTAATGACAGGATATTTATATCAATCTTTCTTGGATTGGCGATTATATATACATTTCCTTTATTGACACATCAATCATTTTTCGTTGATGACTTGGGTAGGTCTTTATATGGCGGGTTGGGTTGGTCAGGCAATGGTCGCCCACTTTCCGACTTTATTTTCTATATCATTAATTTTGGAACCCCAATTATAGATGCTTCTCCGCTACCTTTAATGCTAGGGATAGTTATTTTAGCATTGGCACTATCCTGCATCAGGGAAAAGCTGTTTGGAGATGACTACATCACAGCATCTCTTTGTTTTATGATGATTTTGGCAAACCCATTCTTTATTGAAAATCTATCATATAGATATGATTCATTAACAATGTGCATGAGTGTGGCAATATCTATTATCTCATCGTATGTCGCTTATCAATACAAGCCTATAAATATCATAATATCATCCATTTTAACCATTGCATTCCTTAGTCTTTATCAGGCTGCGCTGAATACTTACGCAATATTCTTGTTGGCCTTTATAATTTCAGATGTGGTTAAGAAAAACTCAATTTCAAATATCACAAAAAATACAGCATCTTCTGTCGCTGGTTTAATAGTAGGATATTTTGCCTATTCTTACTTTATTGCAAAAAGACTTGTAACAGGTTCTTACAATATCGAACATAGTAAGATTATAGAGATAAACTCAAGTTTATTTGAAGGGATAATTTCTAACGTCTTATCATTTTATAGAATGTTTAGCACGATCTTGAATGGCGATAATTACTTAATCTACTACTCGCTATTCTTTGCGCTAATCATTTCTTTGATAGTCATAGTTTTAAAAGTAATCAAAAGAGATGAAAATAAGAAAACAAAGTTCTTGCTAGTAGTTTTAATTTTATTGGCATCAATGTTTTTCATCATTGGACCAATGATTTTTCTAAAATCACCAATATACGCACCGAGGGTATTGATTGGTATGGGTGGCTTTATGTTTTTTTGTTGCCTATGCGTATTCTATGCTTTTGAAGATAAGCAGTTAATATCAAGAATATATTTTTCTTTTATTCTTTTAATATCAACAATATTTTCTTATGGTGCTTACAATGCCATAAATGCACAGTTTCAGCTTGAGGAAAGCATTGTAAATAGAATATCTCAAGACATAGATCATCTTGGATTTGGAAGAGACAAGAAAAATATAAAATTCATTGGCACAGAACCGTATGCATCAATAAATGAAAACATAGTAATAAAGCATCCTTTAATGAGAGAGTTAATACCACGCATTATTAACAATAATTGGATGTGGTCAGAGGTGTTAATGCAAAGAAATGTGTTCTCCAGAAATTACAGACTATATGACAAAGAGGTGAAACTTGAAAATGGGTGGAAAAAATCTGGTAATAACGTATACGATATTGGTGTTGTAGGGGAAACCATAGTTGTTAGGTTTAATTAGCTATAGAACATTTACCATAAAATAAAAATGGGTGTTTACACCCATTTTTATTACATATCTAAAGTGTTGCTAAGGTTAATCTAACTAATTCTCCATTGGGTTTTTTCACTAAAGCCTTTAAAGAAGTAGAATTATTTTCCCAATATGGCAAAAAACATGAGGAATCCTTTATAAAATCATCTGACGCGATGTCAGGGACAAATGGTATCTCTGCCCCCCTGCAATCTTTGTGGTTAACTTTTAATGATACAGCGTCAGGTGTGTTACCTGAAATAGCAGTAAGTTGAGTCCACGCTGAGCCAGAACCGGGCCCCACGTTAATGTGGGAGTACAATGCTCCGCTATCTAAGGTCTTTGATAACTTATGAATCCGCAGTCTAATCGCTGCGCTATCATAGCCGAAACTATTAGCGCGGATATTACCTAACCCTTCTTCTGCCAAATTAGCAACATTAATTCTAGAGGGGTCTACCATCCCGGTGATACCGCTTACGGTAGAGTTAGGGGCGTCTATGGTTAGACCCTGCCCATCGGTTGAGCGGATCCCAATTAAACGTAAACCGTTCACACGGCAAGCCCCAGATATATAAATCTGATTAGCCTGGAAATCCTTAGTATTGGTGTCAATTATGGCTATATTGGTAAATACTGATTCATGGGTGAGTAGGTACGCGCCAGAGCCAGCGCAATCTTCTACGGTAATATTAGACACATACATGCCCTTACCATCCATACCAAAACCTACACCTAACGCCCCGCGAACCAGAAGATTATCAATCAGGTGATTTAGGGGTAACTGATGCAGTGGGTATTGGGTTATAGGGTAGTCCCCAGGCCTGTCCAACTCCGGATTCATGTCAGTGTCAGCACCTAAATCGAATCCGTCCCATACGGGGTAAATAACGACCGAGTCGCGGAATTGCAGATTATAGTTGCGAGAGGTTGTCGAGCCCACAGTACCTTGCCAAGTTTTAACACCACTCTCCCCAGCGCGATATGAAGTAAACCCAATAACTCCACCATCACGTTCAAAGCCACCATTATTACGTAAAAATTGGACGCTACTTACTGATCCATAGCTGGTTCGTCCGCCAATGACATAGTTACCCTTACCCCAATCGCCGCTAAGGTTTTCGAAGGTTATAATGCCATCTTTACCTCCGCTTGGATTATTGGCGTCTACCATCTTGCAGAAGTGACACCCTCTAAACAAAAAACCAGCCATTAGACCGCTAGCCCGATGAACTTCGACCCCTATACATTCTCTAATTTCTAACGTAGACGTTATGTTTTGCCCTTTTGCATTAGGTGGGAGTAACGTTTCTATTCCTGGGAATTTAACGTAATCGCTTACGGTTGGCTGATACCCATCGGTTTTCGATTGTTTTAAAGTGGCAACGACCGCTGCGGCATCCGTTAGCCACTGATTGTCATCCGTCCAAGGCTTGATAACCCATGGTGTTGTAGTGCTTTCCATAAAAACCCCGGCAATGCGGGAACCTTTGCCTAATTTCGTAAAAATAAGATTTCCATCTCCTATAAACTTAGCTTTACATTCTATAGTCAGAACCTTACCACCAAAATCAACTTTCTCTCCATTATAAAAATGATAATCAACATCGATAAGAAGGCCATCAACCGCAGCAGATGCTGCATCCTGCAATGTTGGATAATCTGATAATTTTACTGAATACTTAAATTTTTTATCAGCTTCTATTGAATATTGATCTGGATCGTACTTCAATACGTTAGCAATATAGTCAACCTGAGAACCATTGGCATCATAGATAGCCATGCTATGACCCTGAACGGTGACAATTTTCACCAGTTGGCCGTTGTATACGATTTTACCGGCTGCGTTGATAATTAGCGGCTGAGCAATCTGGACGTGAGAGCCATCCTCATTTTCAATGTATACGGGTATCTGATTGGCAGGATTAACCGGATCGGTATCAATCTGACCAATGTAAATTTTCCCATTAGCAACAGCTTTAAACGAACGGGATTCAGTGAAGATGGGACGAGGGTTAGAAACAACTACGTTTGCAGTGATATCTGTCATTTAATGTGCTCCAGATGCAAGGAATCGCCGCAGCGTGGCTACGGCAATGCGTCATTAAGACCACGGTGGTCTTATTGTGGATACAACCAGTAGATCATATGATGCCGATCCACTTACAAAAGTGAGGCATCAGAAATGGGAAGAGATGACCCGCAATTTAATCTGCGGCTACCTTACGAATTAAAGGAAAAGCTGAAACAGCGAGCTAAATCGAATGGCCGCTCACTGAATGCTGAATTAGTGCAGATAGTTACCGAAGCTATATCTAAACCATCTCCAGTATCAGGTTATCGCGACGAAGCAGAGCGCATTGCTGATGAGCAGTCCGAACTTGTTAAGAAGATGGTGTTTGATACGCTGAAGAGTTTGTACAAAAAACCCACCTGACGGTGGGTTAATTTTTGCATTTACCTGGGCCATATTGACTACTTATAAAATGAGATCAATATTTAATCACCCAATAACGGGTGTATGTTGAGGTATATCATGGCGAAAAAACCAGGTGAAAACACAGGAAAAAACGGCGGAATATACCAAGAAGTTGGCCCGCGCGGCGGTAAGAAAGACAATTTTGCCACCGTCAAGGACAACGAAAGGCTTCCACCAACAACAAAGCCAGGTCATGGCTGGGTATTAGATAAGCGAACTCCAGACAGCAAAAAGTAATAATCAAGCCGGGTCACTCCGGCTTTTTGATATGTCGCTCGCAGAACTCAACAAGCCTGCTCATTAAGTAGCAGTAAGTCTCGTTGGCTCTTCCTGATTCAACATCAACACCGACCCTTGAGCAGATATCGAATGCCATGTGAGCGCACTCATGGGCAATAGTAGATAGTTTGCCATTGAACACGCCTATCACATGCAAAACACCATTCTCGCTGCTCATTGTATGAGACGCTCCGTTGGCATCCGAGTCCTGCACGTCCACACCAAGTTTTTGATGCAGGCGTTGCCATTCTGGAAAGTCTCTACAAAACACAATTGTACCGCTCTCAAAGAGCGGAACGAGCATCTTTGGTACGTTTCCAATGTTAACTTTTTTCATGGTATCCTGCACAAAACTAAGGAGGTTGGCGTGTTAGAAATAATAGTATTCGTTCTTGGCATAGCCTGTTGCGCACTCTATGCAGAGTTAGTTGCCCTCAAGAAAAAGGTTAAGGCATTAGATCACCAATATGAAATTGATGCAAAAATTGAGCGATTAACGGAAGAGAATACACACTTAAAAAATTCCATAAGGACACTAACTGATGACAACTACAAACTGTCCAATGCACTGGCTAAGTGGGAAATAGTAAGTTATGAAAGAATGACGGACATGATTTTTTCGTCTTATATGGCTACAAAATCTCCTGAAACATCAGGAAAAGGAATAATTGCAGCTATTGAAAAGAGAATTAAATAGCCATCCATGGCGTTTAATCACTGCTGTGTTGCCTGGTTAGCCAGTAGCGGCCTTACAGCCGTAGCAGCCTGATTCAGTGCTCGCTCATATGCAGGCGTACCCGGCTTGGTGTTAGCCAGCCTGAGTAGCATATTTCTTACTGGCTTGCTCTCATACACCCTCATTGCCAGGCCATACCCGACTTCTGCTGCGAGTGACTTCCCTAAAGTAGGTATTGCCGCGCCTAACCTTACCGGATTTGCCAGCGCCTGCCCTGTCTGTGTGACAACATTTGCCGAGTCGGACCTGGCTGTTTGTCTCAGCACATCATGAAGCGCATCAAGTTCCTTCATGTGGCGGCTGCTGAAAATGGTGTTGTAAATCTCACCTCCTGATTGCGCTTTTAATTTGTTTACTTCGGTTATGAACTTAGCTGGAGAATCGCCAGTTTTTTCAGCAATCTTGCTGATGTATGCAGCTCGCATCGCATCCTTGCCTTTGCCATCCAGGGCGCTCCATATGCGTTTCACGTCTGAAGGTTTCCTGCTGTATACGACGCTATTAATTAGCTCAGGAGTAGCTTCATTGCTGGCCTTGTTGAGTTTGTTTGCGATGTTCTTGTTCAGAACCTTGTTATAGACATTTGCATAATCTGAATTGGCTTTCAGATATGCTGCCGCGTCCGACGCGCCAAGGCTTTTCCCAACGGCGTTTCGCAAATCACGACTCATTGCGTTCTCCACCATGATAGTGGCTGCCTTGGCCTGATTAGGGAATACCATCGAGTCACCCTGAACGTTAGAGCGAAACGCCGTTCTGTGCTGACGCAGAAGGTCAAATGTCATATCCAGATCGGTTGCCGGGTTGATGATTTCATCACGAAGGCTGCGCAAAGAAGACAAGAGGTTCTTATTCGCTGAAGAACCGAGCCTTTCTTGTCTTGCAATTGCTGTATTCAGCGCATTCATCGTGTTAGAGGTATCAATCGCTGCGTTTCCCATCTTGTTTGTAACATCGTTGATAACCGCCCCGGCTGCATCCTTTCTTCCTTTCAGCGTTCTGGTTAGGGACTGCACAACATCATCAGGATTGTATTCTCCAAAGCGGTCCAGATAATTACTTACCAGTTTGCTGCGGGTAGCGTATTGCTCTGCTCTCTTGCTGCCAGTGCCAAGGATTGCCCCTTCACCACCCTGAACCAACCCCTTTCCAAGGGCTCCCATTTCGTTAACCGGGCGTGCAATATCCGATGTCATGGGGGTTATACCCATGCTTTCTGCGGTATTGATTAGTTGCTTTGCTTCTGGCGCAATCGTTCCTTTTACCGCAGTTATGCCCCGCCCAATCCCTTTTGCTACAGCAGATAAAGCTCCCTGAGCGCCAAGGTTGATGGCGGCGTTCTTTGCAACGTTACCAGCAAAATCACCTTGCTGATTAGCGGCCTCAGCGACTGAACCGATAGCCATATTCCCCGCCACGCCAGCGCCGGGAACAAGATATCCACCAATTGTTTCGCCCGCCTGTGCGTAAGGGTCTGTTGGGCGATCAACTGGGCGATATACGTCATCCAGCACTTTCGGGCCGCCTAAACCCTGGCTGATAGCATTAATCAGGCTGGCGCCGCCCTGCAATACATCAAACGGGATATTTACGATCCCACGCCCAGCCTGCTCTGCAATCTGTCCTGCTGACTGGCCGCCAGTGAGGAAGTCACCAGCCCGTTGCATCAGGGATTGCTCAGGCTGCTGTGGTTCTTCCTGCTGTGATGATTGTTGCTGAGTTGTCGGCACCGGATACGCAGCATAGAAAGCCTGTTTAGCCTGCTCAGCCTGATCGCCTGCCTGAGGTGCAACCACTTCATTGAAGTATTGCTCCTGAGCCTGTGCCTTCTGTTCTGGTTCCAATGCCTGATATTGCTGAGAGGCAATAACGTCTTTCCATGCATTAGCCATTAATCACCCCATAGTGAAGAAAAGTTACTTCCAGCAGGAGATTGTTTCCCTGGCATATTCTGCACCGGCTCCTGATAATCAAACTGTTTTTTAACAGTGCTCAACTTGCTTTCAAGCTGATTTCTAATCTTTCCGATAGATTCACGAAAAGCCTTTTCACTCATTTTGGGGCTTAGGGCACCAACCGCATCGGATAATTTTTTACCCTCAGCATCTGAAAGAGCGCCCATCCCCTTCAGTGACTGCACCATAGGAAGGAAAGTTTGAGCTTTAAAGGTGTCGAGTCTTGCTTCAAAGTTAGCCGCATCAGAGCCAGGAACTGTCGGAAACGCTGAGCGAATGCCTACTGCTTTTGAAAGACCGGGGCTTTGCTCTATCTCGTTGAGAGAATCAAGCGCAGTGCTGAACGTATCAACAGCTCCCTGAGCGGCGGCCTGTCTGTCAGCGCGAGCTATTTCAGCCTTCTGACGAACATCAGCTTGCTTCTGCTTAAGCTCATCAAGTTTTATCTGGTTAGTCTCTCTGGCAATTTGACGATCGAGAACCTTATCCTGTAATTCGGCCCGCTGAATTTCACGCGATAGCTCCGCGTTCTTAGCGCTGATGTTTTGCCCGCGAACGGTGATATCTTGCCCGCGTTGCTGAAGAGCTTCTCCAGCCTGATTGCTGCGGATTGTTTCAGCCAGCCTGCCTCGGTCAATCTCACGGCCAACCATCTTATCCTGAACAGCAAACGCCTTTTCTGGCCCAAGCGCACCGAGAGACATCGTAGTCAACATGTGTGATAGCTGTTCTGGATTCTGTACTCCAGTCTGTATCATCCAGTCTGGATTAGCGCCAACACGGTTTAACCTGTCCTTGTTATCAGTAATGAATTTACTGTAGGATTCCGGCCCCTGAGAAAGAGCGACGTTAGCCTTCATAGCCAAATCGCCCATATCGTTACGCTGCTGCTCATTAAGACCGGAAAACGCCTGCTGTGCCTGCGCAACAAACGCCGGGTTTTCCTGAGCAAACTTAAACAGGCCAGACGGGTCGCCAGTAGCCCATGCGTTGGCATGAACCTGGTTGAATGCGTTTAGCGCTTTCTGTTGCTGTTCCTGCTTATAAATATCAGCAACGCCAGCCAGACCACGCAGCCCTGTTAAAGCCACATTATTAGCGCCTGAGCGAGCCAAATCATTGTTTTCGCGAATCAGGCCAAGCGTTGCGTTAATGTCGCTTGCCTTTGGTGCATTTTCATTTTGCGCGCCAATGCCAGCCAGAAAACCACCAGAATTAATACCCTGTTGCCACGTAGCCATTGATTACCCCTTAAAACAAAGAACCAAGCAGACCAATACCACCACCGATAGCCGCTCCCCATGGGGTTGACATTGACAAAGCATTGGCTATTCCACCACCTAACAATGCACCGGAGGCAGCACCACCAACAGCAGATTGCATAGCTGATGGCCTGTTGGCATTTGCCGCTGCAAGAGCCGCGCTTTGCTGTGAAATCTGGCTCATATTGTTGGCATATGTCTGTCCGGCGTTTGCCTGCCCCTGAAGCGCACCAAGACCAATATTTGCCAGGTTCTGATAGTTATTCATCTGACCTGACAGCCATTGCTGACCAAGTGTTGGGGCGATTGCTGCAAGCTGGTTACTGGTCGCTGTAGAACCCAGGCCACCTGTTGCTTCTGCCGCTGCCAGATTCTGATAGCGAGCCTGCCCTGCAAGGTCCTGGTATTGTTGGGAGTTATAGTAATTATTAAGCGCCTGCCCCTGACCTTCGAGAGACGATAAACCTTCAAGACTGCCGATATACTTATCTGCCAGAGGAGTAAACGGCTTCAGGTTGTTCATGATGGTGTTGAACTGCTGGTTTTGCAGGTCTGCGGCATACTTTTGCGCTTCTGCTGCATACTTTGCGCTTTTATCTGCGCCACCTTTTCCGCCTTTCCCAGGGAAAAGAGGTTCCTCACCGCGCAGTTTCCTGCCCAGCGTAAATGCATATAACATGTTTATCTCCCGTGATTCAGGAAGTCGATTAGTTCTTCGCGTGTGGCGGCGTAAAACGTCACGTCATCCACGCCTTTGAAGTATTTCTTGATGGTTCCCACACGCTTAAGGCCAATCATTGCGCAGTACATCTGACCGTGGCGAAATTTGCGTGCAGCAAATGATGTAACGCACTGAACGGTGGTATTGGTGAGAATGTATCGCCAGAACGCCAGTCCTATTTCCTTACTGAATCCGCGAATCTCAGGCAGGTACATGGCGTGGCAGTCAAAGGTCAGCGGCTGAATCTCGTTGTAATACACGATGCCACCGAACTGACCATGTACGTTCACTTCGAAATAGCGGCACTCAGGCTTGTAGTCGTATCCGTCACCGTTGTTGCTTCCGGCAATGATGTCGGGATGGTTGCCGACCATTTCTATCAGGTCGATGTTTCGGGTGGGAGTGAATGTAATCATCAGTTGATTAATCCATGAGTACGTATTGCATCTTCGAGAGCTTTGATACGCTGTCGCGCCTGCTGCAATCCGGTAGCCATAGCTGATACCTCAGACTGCGTATATGTGGCACTGACCGTGTATGCCTGGTTAGCGTTGAATGCACCGAGAAGTGCTGTTCCGGTTGCTGCTGTCCATCCTGCCTGTCGCGCACCGATAACTTTAGTGCCGCCAACTGAATAGGACGTTGTCACGTTGAGAGGTGACGCCAGCGATTGAGAAGCAGTTGCTGACTTCGATACGTAATCAGCCTGCAATGAAGAAATAGTGCCTTCAGCAGCCGTAACCCTACCATCAAGAGCGCTGACATCAGCCTGCAAGGTGACTATTTCGCCTTCAGCCGTGGTTAGCCTGACATCCAGCGCTGCAATTGCATTGGTATTTGCAGTAATACGGATTTCATGGTTGTCTACGTCGATGCGTAACTGCTGAATTCTCGCCTCGTGGTCTGCAAGCTCAACATCCTGCTCATCGTTCTTCACCTGCGCGTCATAGGCACCTTTTCCTGCTTCGTTTGCCTTTCCTGCAATAGCGCCAACGTCAGTCCCCTGCGCGATTACGTAGAGCAGATAGGACTTGCTGAAGACGTTGCGGGGGAGGATTGAGGCATCAAGACGGGCGGCCTGAATAATGACAGGATTATTAAGTGACGGATCTGCCATATTTTACTCCAGACGAATTTGACACCCGGATAGTGTTACTGGTGATTTGGTGATTACACGCAGTTTGAATCCGATTAATCGACGAATGCGCCCAACACGTTTCCAGATAACACGCTTGTCGTACACAAACGGCTCATTTTGTTCAATCATCTGCTCTCGACCATAGTTGATTCCGTCTGTGGTTGCAGACAGGAACAGGCGGTCAGCGTACTGCGCAACGCCTGTCGAGGATTCAACTTCCAGATCGAAGCATCTGGCGTTATCAGCCTTGAAGATGGGAGTAAACAGCAGATGTTCTTGCTGCTTGTCGTACTGACTACTAATGTCGAATTGCAACTGCCCTGTCACTGCTTCTGATTTATCGCCGCACGTTATCTGGTTGCCTTCGTACATGAAGTCGATGGCGCGATAAACATCGTCGTATAAACCTGTTTTCAGTACGCACCATTGCGGCCCGTTCTGGCTTGATGAGGCATCGTAAACCAGCACATGACGCGGGAGATGGATAATCAGCAGTTCATGCGAATCGAGCCTCAACGCCTCCATCACCCCGGTTGCCAGTTCATCAGCCGTGTATGAGCGGATAATTTTCTCAATACTGGCCGTCGCAATTGGTGAAGCCTGCCCTGACCCGATGATGTAGACGGAAGGTGCGCCAGTAGCTGGGTGACTGATGAATGCATATGAATCAGCGAATGGCGTTTTACAGTATGTTCCGGCAATGCCCTTCTGTACCATTAACGATGGCTGCGCGACATACAACGCAGCGCCAACGGTGGTTGCGCCTGTCAGGGAGAAATACTCTATCGTCGATGAACCAAAGCAAACGATAAAGTCTCGCCACGTTCCGATGCCAATGATGCCGTCTGGCTGCGATTCTGCGCGATATTCTGCACTGTAGCGGTCAGGATGCGACTCATCTTCGAGGTCAGTGATAAACCATGAATCAGTGCCGTCTTTTGACCACGCATAACGCCCACGTAAGCGCGTAATGTCACGGACTGAGCCTAACTCATACTGCGTGAATCCGCTGTCTGCAGTCCAGTTTGAGACGGTTTTAACCGTGCCATCATAGCGATACTCGACCAGTTGACCATTAACGCCTACCGCCTGTGATGTGCGACCATGTGCCATTGATACGCGACCGCTTCCGGCTACATCACCGACTACGGTTTCCCCTTTGTAGAGCTTACTGCCTAAAATGCGATATACAGCGTTCTGAGCGGTGTTGTATTCAACACCACGCGATACACCATTTACATCGTTGCGCTTCGCTATGCCGGGGAATGAGCGTAAATAACCCGATGAGTTGAGTACTTCTTTCGGTGTGGCCAACATATTGATTGGTAGGTAATCAATGTAGTCGGCATTCTTGAAGTCTTTACCCATTCCCTTCATCATGGGGAGTTGTTGAATCGGCATTCTGCTCTCCGGGGAAATAATGCCATTCGTTCAGATTGGCGAAACTATTACCGCTGCCTGTTGGCATGCGTGACGGGTAAGGAGCTCTTTTGGCTCTGGCGATGGCGGTCTGCTTATAGAGAAGCTCCTTCCCATATTTAGCGGTTGCGATAATTTTGGCGGTAGCCTCAAGCGCATAATCCGGAGCAATTCTGCAAGCCAGATTGTGGAATACTGCGCTGATTGCGCTTGAGCGAAGACCGTGGTCGTCACCTTCGGATGGCGGGTTATCATCATCTGAGAATACATACCCGGTAACAATGCCTTTCCCGTCCTGATACCACTCAGCCATCATCGCTTCAAGGTCATCTACGGCATCCTGCATAGACTGTGGCTCAACATCAGTGAGAGTTGCATCTGATGCTACACCAAGCTTACGCAGCGCCGCCCTGACCAGATCGCCTTTAGTCTTTATCTGCATCGCTTTCCGCCTTAGGCTTTGGTCCTGGCTTTTTGCGTTCTTTGGTTGCCGGTTCTTTCGGTCGCAGGCTTAGCAGACGATTCAACACATCATCTGCCGTGTGGCCGTCCCATTCCTTGCCAAACTCAATTTCCGTGCCTTTAGGCAGATGTTCAATTTCACTCTCTGGGAGGTGGTATGTTACCGCGCCTTCTGGGGTGTCGATGCCAGCTAACACCCATCCATCCCATTGCTCGCCGTCATGATGCTGAAAGCTCCACCATGCGCTTTCGCGGAAGGCATTCATTAGTGTTGAAAACAGGCGCACTCGATGTGCATATAGTTCGTTAAAGGTGTGGTATCCATCAGATACTTCACCCATGTCTTTCTTGACCACGCCTGAATCACCGATTGGCTCGTCATTAGTCTCCGGAACCTCATTTGGATGCCTAACCCAACCATCGGCAAGGTGATCTTCTACGTCGCCGTCATCGACAACTTTAACCTGAACGTCCTTGCCCCATACCTTCGTTCCACGACCCTGCTTATATAGCATTACACCCATGTGTCACCTCAAATAAGAAAGGGGCCGAAGCCCCTGTTAGTTACGCAGTCTGACCAGGCAGGCCAACACCGATTGCTTCCGGTCGTGTCGCGTTTACGCCGTACCACAGCGCAATACGGCACAGGCCGGACAGGGTGGAAATATCACCCTGCGTAGCGAAGATACCGTTAAGGCCGACATCCGGGATGCTGAATGAGGTAGTTTTCATACCTGCAAACAATTCGTGGTTAGCAGGAATCGGCTGAGACACAATACGGATGGCGTCATCAGCCCAGAACACGTTGGTACGGGCATCCTTAACGTTCAGGATGTTCACCGCCATTGCATCAGCCAGTGAGGTGTTAACGTTAGCGTAGGCGCGTTGCTCAGGAGAAAGAGAAACATCATCCAGTGCTACAGGCTTCGGCGTGATTTCAACGTGAGTACCATCAACAACGCGAACTACGGAGAAAGTCGCGTCCTGCGCCAGTACGTTCTTAGCCATCTGACCAAGGAACTTCACGCCAGTAAACGAAATTTTGTCGCCGCGTTTCAGGCCGGTAGTTGCAGACAGGGTGACGGTAGCAAAACGGTTATCAACGTTAACTTTGTTGCCATCGTTATCCAGTTGCCATGCGACAGGCTTGAAGGACTGCGCACCGGATACAGTGATGCCAGTTGCAGTAGATTTGGTCAGCACAGGAAGTTTCGGAGAGCGCAGGACATCATCGAAGCCAGCAACCTGACGCTGGATAGTGCCATCGCGGTACGCTTCTTCAGGAATGCGCCCGAAGATATCGCGCTTAGTCAGGTCATAACCCGCCTTTTTGTAGTCCTGTGGGTTGAAGAAGTACGATGTCCCCATGTCGCGGTTAAGTTCGCGGGAGAACATCAGTTCTTCTGCATCGGCCACAAAGTTCCATGCGTCTGCGGTGTTAGTGCCGATAGCGTCCGGCGAAGTGATAACCAATGACCCCATCTCGGCGGCCATGTTTGCGACTTTCAGCTCAACGTTGTTAGCCAGTTTGCGGGCTGCGGACTGGATTCGGTGACGATACGCTGTCTCATCACGCAAATCATCGGCGCGTAACTGGAAGAAGTCGTTATCTGGCTCTCCCATGTTTACCGCGACGTTAAGCTCCAGTAACCCTGTCGCTTTATCAGTTAAATCCCAACCCTCCTGAGTGGGGGACTCCTGCTCTACAGGCATCCAGATGGTATTGCTGGAGCGCTGCATGGAAGCAGCAGGCGGGGTGTATTTCTTGGCTTTCTGCGCCATTGGAGTGATTGCGGAGATGGTTTCAATAATCTCATCCACCGCCAGTGTAACAATTTGACCTTCGTTCAAAGCCATTATCGGATTCCTTTAAGTTTTGCCTTTAGCTTGCGGTAGGTTTCCACATCTCCCTTGCTCGCAGCTGCATCCATCTGTTTACGAATGGCATCTTTATTTGCTGCGCTGACATCACCGGTAATCGGCTGGTCAGCAGGGGGAGCGGAAGAGATTTGTTTACCGCGAGGCTTGAGAGTTAAGCGTTCGGATAGTCGAGTGAGTTCAATCAGCGCGGACTGCCCATCCATCGCCAGTAACTGGCGGGCTTTCTCCGGGTTTGCACCCAGGTGATACATGAGCGCGGCGGACTTCTCCGGGAACAGGCGCATAATGTCGGCCCCAACCGCAGGCGGAACCAGTTGCATAAATGCGTCTTCTTTCTCCTGATAGTCAGGGATATTGAGCTTTTCCGCCGCGTCATAGTGTTTGCGGGCAGCTTCGACGTATTGCGCTGATTTCTGGGTAAACTCCTGAGTCTTGCGGCCCTGTTCTGCTACGGCATTGCTGCGGGCGTCCTGCGCTTTCATTAGCCATTCGGTATTAGCAGCATTGAAAGCGGCAAGCGCACGGCTGTTGTCATAGTCATATTTGGCCAGGCCTTCTTCTGACAGATAGGCATTAATATCCGGCTGAGGTGGAAGGTCAGGGTTTACCCGTAAACTCTCCGGCAATTCTCCGCGTTTAACTGCTTCCATCTGCTGCTCAAGCTCGCGCTGTCGTTTGCGCTCGATGCGGCGGCGGGCGAATTCTGCGTTCTTTGCCGGGTCTTGTTTTGGTGCTGTCTCATCGTACTTCAGGACAATCTCAAAGCCCTCTTCCTGACCTGCATTGTCGTTGGCATTATCGACAACTAAGCTATCAGCAGATGCCGCTGCATGATCGCCGGACAGGGTTAAGTCTTCAGTTGCCTGAATTTCGGTGGTTGGTTCCATGATTAACTCTCTCTTATTGAGGTGTCTCGGCTACACTGCCGGAAGGTTGATTTTGTCTCTGCGATTGCAGGATGTTGGCAATGTCCATTCGCTGCTTGTGCGTCTGTTCATTGCCTTTAAGGAGTAACTCAGCATTTGCGCGAGCGTCTTCGCTGCGGTCCTGCTGGAATGAAGCAACGGTTTTAAGGAACTCTCTAAACTCAGATTGTTTACTGAGGTCCATGTTGTTGAAGATTTCTGCGATTCTGGCAGCGTTAAGCTGGTTCTGCGCTTCGACTTTAGCTGCATCGATTTGCAGGGACAGCGTCTGGTTCTGAGCTTTAGCCAGTTCAGCCTGCCCCTGCAGGAGTACGCCCTGAGCCTGAACCATTGCCGGGTCTTGTTGACCTTGTTTGGCTTGTTGCGCCTCTACTAACCATTGCTGCTCTTCAGGCGTTTCTGGCTTCTTAACGCCCATCTGAATAAGCTGCTTATTGGCATAATCGCGCATCATCTCAACGCCTTTGCCATCAAGCAGTGTGAAGTACTGAAGCAACAGCAGTTGATATTCTGGCGTTCCCTGCGGCGTCTTGCCGAGCAACTCAAGAATTTCTGAGCGGTTTTGCTGCTTCATGGACTGGAATGATGGTCCAACATCCGTGTAGCACTCATAGCGCCCCCTGATATCGTTCAGTACCTGCCGTTCACCAGTGGCAAGGTCAACAACCTCAGCCATTAGCTGAACCTCTTTCTCACTACCATCCTCAAGGGTGATTGTCACGTTGCGAGGAACATCGTAGATGTCATTAACTATCGACTGGTAAATCTCACCGTCACGGCGCATAGCGGTAGCCAGATTATCCTGAAACACGTATGTCTCAAGGTCAGCGCGCATGTTTAGCTGGTTAACAGTGTCGTAGGCTACCTGTCCACCGTTTACCGCCTCTGCATCAACACCTAGCGTCGCGACCTCTTTCACTGCCGCGGTGGCTGCTTCCAGCATGTAGGCGTTGGCTTGCGGGACCTCCGGGTTTTCGTAATATGCCAGCGGCTGAGTTGGCATTTCTCCGTTGTTCTCATCCGTGCGATTGAGCAGGTAGTATGGGTAATCGTCGTTACCGTCATACATATGCTCAAAGCCTGCAATCTGCTCAGGCCAGAAGAAAGGCTTCTTCTTTGGGGTGCGGGCCACGATGTCGGCGTTGAACGACATAATCATGTTGCGCAGACGCTGACCGTCTTTTGTCAGGCGGACGACCCCCTCATACACTTCTTTATCTTCAACGAAGCCCCACTCTCCGAATACCGGAACAATGGGGATATGTTCTCCAGCAATGAGTTGCTTATCTTTCAGTACTGCGGTGCAGGTGATAATAGATTTGTATACCCGGCGACGCTTAATCTGGCGCTCTGCAATTTTGATAAATCCACTATCAGCCAAGTCGTCGATGACGTCTTTAATATCGCGCTTAAAGTAGCTTACCGGCTCACCCGTAACCGGGTCTTGGTAGATAAACGCCGTCTCTTTCTTCTCGACCACTTCGTAAAACTCAGCGATCTGAATTGTGTCCTGCGTCAGCCATGGAAATACCCAATCGTTGGGGTTCTGGAATGATGGAATATTATCAGCATCGAGGTCGTATTTTTCTGCGAAATCATCCCAGCCATTCTGGCTCATTGAGTGGATAACTGTGCAGTGACGGGCGTCAGACTTGTCCATCAGTTTGCTGTTGCTGTCCCAGATAACATGGGAGCAGGCACTATGGATAGGCTCTCGACGAATAACCTGATTGTTACTCGTCGGGCTTTGGTCTTCGTAATCAGTGACCAGACGCCACGCACCCACGCCTGCTTCAATCTGCTCACGAACGGCTATGTTGACAGCAATTTTCGCCGTATTGTGCCGCATGTCGGTGCGATACATGCCCATCAGCACATCAGCGGCGTCAGGACTTGCTCCATCCTTTGGACGATACAGAACATCAATAGGGTTCTGACGCATCTCAGAAACGAGCTTGCGCACCACTGGACGTACAACATCGAACTGCCCGCGATACTGCAGGGTTGTGTATTGTGATAGCCAGTCATCCCACTGAGATACGCGGGAGAAGAAGAGATCATTCTTGGCCTCCCTTCTGGCTTCATCGCTGGCTGTCCAGTCCGCATCAAAGCGCGACAGGATACTCTCCAGCCTGTTTTCATTGTCGGCCATTATCGTCCTCTGCGTACTGGTCTAATCGGTGCGGGGATTTTCTTTTCTTTCGGCTTTCTGATATCGCGCATCATCCTGGCGAAGCGGCGCATCATGTAGCCGTAGCGAGTAGCATCGAGCACATCATCGTTGGTCTTGACAATCTTGCCGTTCTCATCGCGATGATATAGGCGGAACTCTTCAAAAAATGGTTCGCATGTATTGAATGCTTTGAATCTTCCTTCAAGCATCAGGTCACGAAGTTCACTAATGCCTGACTCTACTGAGTTACCGCCATCCGGGAACGTTGCGTGATCGGGAAGCATAGAGAACCCGGCATCCGCATATTGGGTTTTAAGTTGCTCACCACCGCCCTTTTCGTGTTGGTGACCGTCATGAGGCCACGCGACAGGTATTTTGTTAGCCCACGACTTAACAGCACCCCATGCCTGAACGGCAGTGTTCTCTGATTTCTTCCATACACGCGCCAGATAGAAAACATCTGCGTCTTTGTCCCACCAAAGCTGAATGTGAGCTTGCGGGTGGTTCCAGCCGAAGTCCTGAGCGTCGATAACATAGAAGTGATCGGGACACTCAAACGGCTGGCACTTAATCGTCTCTTCCGGTATCTGGAATATTCGACCGCTACCCATCGTAGGAATACCACGAGCACGTGCCTCTCTCTCATGCTCAGGATAGGATGCTATGATTTGCTCTTTCTGCTCGTCGGTGTAGTGCTCAGCATCATAGATGGTCATGTTGACCACTTTCTGCGACTTACTGGGATTCTTCAGGAACTTGGTAACAACGTCAGACATCCCCATCAGCGGGGTAAACGTCAGAATTGAGAATTGCCCGTATTTGTTTGTACGGGTAAGACCTTCGCCATAGATGCTATATGGCGGCTCTTCGTCAAACCAGACGCCGTGAATTGTGTCGCCCTGCCAGCGGGCGCGGCCCTGTGAGTAAGGCTTAAAGTAGCATATTGAGATGCCATCTTCGACGCCTTCTGGCGTGTGGTGCTTAACAAGAAGGTGATCAACAAGATTAGGGAAGAACGGAGACTTCTTCCAGCTAATGATGTCCTCTTTCGGGATTGACCCATAGCCAGGTTCATCATTCTCTTCGATACGCCCGCACAGGATGCGTTGAGTCGTTTTGGTTACAGTCTCGTTTGTTTCACCGCCAACCCAGAAGACAACTGGCTCATAGAAACGCTTACCTTTCCACTCTCCGCCATATTTACCATCAGCCGGATAACCTTTCGTTCCCGGGTATCGCCCGGTAAGGTGAAACGCGACTTCAGCAGCGCCAGTAAATGACTTACCAAGCTGGTTACCAGCCATAAAACATCGCTCTGGATAATCATGACCTGCGTCGATGAACTCACGCTGTTTGCTGTATGGCGTAAACTCATATAGCAAGTGTGTATTTCGGTAGTTCTCTTCTTCTTCGAGTAGCTCGAGCAATTCGATTTGCTCTTCGTCGCTCAGGTTATCAAGAATCGCGTCCAGTTCCACGGTTGAATAGCTCCTTGATACGAGAGCGGCGCTTATCGCGATCTCCCTTATCAGGTGTCACGTCTTCAAATTGCGACTGCTCTTTGAGGCCCAAATCGCGGGCGATGATGTTAGCGTTGAGAAGATCAGCGGCTGCGCCGGAGAATTTCTGGTCGTAGATGATTTGCTCTGCTCGCGTAACGACCTCAGATAAGTCTTCTCTCACCCTGTATTGTCGCCATGTCTCAAGCGTCACATCGAGGAATAGCGTTAGCCCAGTGATGGTCATCGCCCTCATCTTGGCAATAGGCTCTTGTGTAACTTCTCCTTGATATGAGAAAGCCTTCATCTCCCATAGTGGGTTAGCCTCCACCCACTCGAAGTATTCACAACAAGCAGCCCACAGCGCCTCAGGCGACTCGAATTTCGGGTTACGCCCATGGCTACTGCGGGCCTCCCAGAATCGGTTGCCCTTTGGTGCTGCCATAAGTTAACTTCCTGATGTTGTTTCGATAGTCACGTTAGCCGAACCATCAAAGGACGCTGAACCTGTGACCGCTCCGGTTAGTGTGATAGTGCGGGCAGTAGATAACTTATCCGCCGTCTCTGCATTAGCTACTGAACCGCTTGCAGAAGTGTAGTTAGCTTCAAATGCTGTCTTGCTCATATAGAGCAGCTCGCCGTACTGGCTCCGGAACAGATATCCGCCAACCTCCGGCTTGAATACGGCTACTGTTTGCGCTGACATGTACTGGTCAGCATACGGGCCGTCGAATTCTGCGTTTGCACTTCCGTCATTAGCGTATTTGATAGCTTTAATCGGAAGCGCAGACACATATACACCGTCAGCATCTTTGTATAGAGGCCATGATGGCGTGAAGTTTGGGTTTGCCATTACTTGGCTCCTTCTTTTTCTGGTTCATGAAAGAACGGCAGGAAGTGACTGAACATTCTGTCAAGCATGTAGCAGTAGGTTTCGTTTGCGTCGCCAGGATAAGTGGTTACACCAACATCTCGGCAGACATAAAATGCAACGTGAGCGCATTCATGAACCAATGTGGCCGCCTCACCATTGAATACACCAAGCAGGTAAAGATTCTCGCCTGTTTCGGTATTGCAATATGACTGTGTTGCCCCCGCCAGCATCTCATTCCCGCCGCTACCAACTCCAAGATGAATGCAAGCCTGATCCCACTCTTCCTTTGAACGACACAGGTAGACATTGGCGCTATGGAACAATGGCACGAAGAACCGGGGAAGTTTAGGCCACTTCGTCTTTGCCATTCGTTATGCTCCGGCAGTGAACAGGTCTAACGCTTCTTTTGCCTCACGAATAGCCTTTTCTGCGCGAGCTAATGCCGTTCCTTCACCCTGCGCCAAAACCAGTTGGTCTTTGAACAGTTCGAAGTTCAGCTTACTTCCAGCAACGAATGCGATCGCTTTCTCTGCTGCTGCGGTATCGCTTTGAACTAAACGGAGGATATCGAGGTTCATCTGCTGTAATTCTGTCAATGCTGTAATCTCTGCCATTGTGTTGGCTCCGGTTGTTGGGATAAGCCATTGTCTAGACCACTCATTGAATGGCCTCTGCAATAACCGATGTCTTTCCATCAGTCCGCCACCACAAAGAATCTTTTTTGCCATAAGGCTGGAGGTTCATCTTTCAGTGGCTGCCAGTGTTATTTCCCCACTTACTGGCTTGGGTTGTTTCGCGGTACTGCCGTAATGTACAAACTGGATTAACCAGCAGAATCACACCATTCCGGGCAAATACATTTGCACTTCATTTGCTGCTCTCTCACGTGCAACATGAAGCAATCTTGTTCGCCCACCAACGCCCCACTTAGCCATTTGACTTGCACACTGGCTTATCGCTTTGGTTTCAGTGCTGATGATGTGGTCAATTTTGTTCAGGCGAGACATGGCACCAACGCCGAGACGGACAATCGTTTTAAAAACTTCATAAACCTCGATTTCAAATTCCGGCTTAATCCATGCTGCATATCTGATTGCCAGTAGTTCAACGCCCCACACACCAGGTTCGGTACCACCTTTAATGATTTTAAGTGGTTGAATTTGTTTCAAAGTGCTTTTTTGCACTTTGGCCTCTAGTGCTTTTATGAAGCGTTTTATCTGCGCGCTACACAAAAACTGGCTTGGGCGCTGTTGCTCTGTAGCCTCTCCATTTGCAACTGCTGCTGCATGGAGATCGTTTAAGTTGTAGCGTCCGTCCTCATCAACACGAACGGACACACCATTGACCATAACTGTTGGGTACTTCATCAGTGATCACCTTTAAGTGATGAACCTTGTCACACAGGATTCCGGCCCACAGAAAGGTACCGATCACCAAACCGGCATCCTCAAGGGTCATCCTGAAAGGTTCTGTGTTCAGAAGTCGCGCGTGTGAAGCGCATTTACTGCGGATACAAAAAAGCCCGGCATTACGAGGCATTTTCATGAAAGTCACTTGTCAAATTTCTATGTGATGGAAATTATTTCAGGCATTGCGTCCTGATGTACTCCTGAAGCGTTCTCAGTGCTGCTTGGTCGCTGATGATTCCGTCCCGGATACCGAGAACGTTTCGTCCAGCAACTGGAGAGAGTTCGACGGTGGCATCATTGCCCATGCCGGAGGCGCTGGAGGTTTCGGCTGAGGATGACACAGGGCATTTTCCTTTGACGAGCACCCGACCACCATTATCAAGCTTGCGCCGAAGAGCATCATTCTCAGCTTTCGCATCAGCAAGCTCCTTTGTGTATCTGGCGTCAAGTTCTGCTACATCACGCTGGCGCGTTTGCATATCGGTAATTGTCGCGTTCGCCAGCGCCAGCTTTTGAGTAACAGTGTCGCGCTGGACTTTGTAGGTGATGGCGTTATCACGATAATGATTAACAGCCCATGACAGGCAGACGATGATGCAGATAACCAGAGCGGAGATAATCGAGGTTAATCTGCTCATTGCTTACCCCACAAACAGACATCACGCTCAACCTCACGACGAGTCATCAGGCCTTTCCATTGCTTACCGCCAGCGTATGTCCAGCGACGTAGCTGATCACATGCACCTTTGATATCACCCTGATTGATTTTGCGAAGAAGCGTCGATGTTCTGAAATTGCCTGCGCCCACATTGTAAACGAACGAGTAAAGAGCGCCGCGCGTTGTTTCCGGTATATCTACTTTGATGTACGGGTTAATTTGTCTGGCGACAGTGATAAGGTCTTTATTCAGGAGGGCTTTGCATTCTGCTTCGGTATACGTTTTACCAGGCATGATGTCTTTTCCGGTGTGGCCATAACACACAGTCAACACACCGACTACGTCCTTATATGGTTTGTATCTGACACCTTCCAGACCATCGTTACCACCGGGGCCAGTGATTAACACAGATGCTATAGCAATAGCCCCGCCACTTATCGCCGCCATTACGCTATTTCGTAGTGCCGGTGACATTGCCATTCAATCTGTCCTCACGCTCTTTGCGTTTGTAGTACCAGTTGATGCCAAATGTGCCGACAGTACAAAGAATACCAATGATGACAGCCCAGTCATTCAGGGAGAGAATGCCACCCATCGCAGTCAGTCCTCCGAAGCTGTAACTGAACCATTCTCTGATTTTGTCCATACGGTACATGCTCTACCCCTTCATTGAGGGGATTTGCTCTATTTAATTAGGAATAAGGTCGATTACTGATAGAACAAATCCAGGCTACTGTGTTTAGTAATCAGATTTGTTCGTGACCGATATGCACGGGCAAAACGGCAGGAGGTTGTTAGCGCAACCTCTTGCCCCCATCCTCACGAAGCCCAGCCATAGTGCTGGGTTTTCTTTTGTGTAAAACGCCCTACCCAGTCGCCACGAATGAGCAAGGGTATCTGGATATGTTCTGGTGATTGGTGATAGGGCGCTTTCAGAAATGTCGTTCTTAAAACGCAAAAAGCCCCGCATCATTGCAGGGCCTTTTTTTTAAATCCACCTTAACAAAGCACGGATTTCTACTGTTAGGGTTATGATATTCTACTTTTCGTCATTTTGCAAGATGCAATCGTTATCGGAATAAAACTTAGCTGGTAACTTTCGATAAAACTACATTTGCAGCAGACTCCTCCATTTCAACCTTGCTAATTAATGACTCATAGAATGGCTTAATAGCCTTATCCCATACGCCTGGTGAAATTGCAGCGGTGAACTGACATATCGCACGAAAGCATGAGGCCGCAGGTATGCGCTCATACCCACGCCCTGAGCACTGCTTGCAGGATGAATAAACTGGAGCGCCCTGTAGTTCTGATTTCTTCCTGTCCAGCGCTACGCCACGCCCACGGCATTTAACGCAAGATGTAGATACAACACCTGCACCATTGCATTTAGTGCATAGTGATTCCGTTACCTCCACAGCCGTCTTTGCAGGAGTTTTCTCTCCACACCCAGGATGTTTAACGATCCGCTTCTTATTCCTTAATACTCCGCGCCCCTTGCAGCACGAACACATGACATTACTAGCTGCCGACCGGCAGTAATCCTGATACGCGAAAGTTGCGAGCGTTTGCACTACTTTCCCTTTAACATTGGTATCAAGTTTGCGTAAGGCAGCCACCTTGTCGCAATGCTTCATCCCATGCTGTACCAGTAACTGAATTGCCTTACGCTTATCGTTGTCGCTCAGGTTCATCTTGCCGCTGAAAGCACTGAACCCGAGCGGAGCGCGACTTTGCGCCATACCAAATGCTGCCATCACATCGGTATTAGTCAGTGAGTCTGATGCCGTTGCTCTCGGTGAATCTGATAGTTGAGGAGACTTCGGAGAGTGGAATTTCACAGTGTTTTCCAAATTCATGCAGCATCGCCTCCCGATGTCTTGTTCAATCCAAGCCGGTTCACCAGTTCACGCTCTCGCTCATGCAGATAATCCATCGCCTTCTGGTGTTGCTCCGTCATCTCTCTGACGCTGCGCAATTCAGCTTCGTCACGTTCACACTGCTGTTTCGCCTG